AAAAAAAATTAGAATGGATTGACATAGAAAGATATACAATGGGGGAGTGTCAAATACTTCCCCATTTGTTTTGGGAGATGACCATGGCTGAATTAGACTTTATTTGGTATGGTTATAGGCATAAAGAGGAGCAAGAATGGGTGAGGTCAAGATGGCAAACAACTGTTCTTGTTAATATGCAACTACCTAAAGGCAAGAAGGTGAAGGCAACTGAGCTTTTAGAGTTAGATTGCGATAAAAGGAATAGAAAGAAGAATGTTAAGATAATGACTAACGAAGAGTTAGAGGCAGTTTTAAAAAAATACGAAAATATTAAACCAGTATAATAATGGCGAATAATGAAGGTGTTGATATTATAATTAAGGCCACCGACCAGTACACAGCTACGATAAATAAGATAAATGCTTCTAATGAGTTATTAGGTAAAACTATTAAAAGCGTACAGCAAGAACTTAACGCTACTACAAAGTTGTGGACAACTCTTAGAGTTCAAGGAATTGACCCTGCAAGTGCATCGATGAAGGTATTAAAAATGAATGCCGAGCAGTTAAATTTTACTCTTAACTCAATGAAGACTGCTGCAACTGGAGCAAGTGGTGCAATAACTGGAAGTGCTAATAATCTTAAAAAATCAAATCAAGCCTACACAAACCTTGCCTTAGTTGTTCAAGATTTACCTTTTGGTTTTAGAGGTATTCAAAATAACCTTCCTGCATTAATGGGTTCTGTTGCTGGTGCAACTGGGCCTATGTATCTTGCTTTCTCTGCTCTTATTGCAGCAGTTACGGCTTATGATATGGGATTATTTAAAGCTAAAGAAACTAACGATGAGTTTAATAAAAGCCTTCTAAAGACAAATGAGGAATTAAGTAAAGCGGTAAACTATACTAATGCAGATACAAAAAATTTAGAGAGTTTAATTAGAGTTGGATTAAACTTAAATAATTCAGAACAAGTAAGATTAAATGCCTTAAAAGATATTAAAAAAGTATTAGGACAAGTTAATAAGGAAGAGGCTAATAAGATAACAACTATTGAATCTGCTATTATACCAGTTCAACTTTATACAGAGGCTTTAAAAAAACAACAATTACAAGAATATGCTTCTGGTAAAATTGCTCAATTACAGATTGACTTAGTAGAAAAGAGAAATGCTTTAGCAATAGCAAGTAAAGGTGGAGATAGGTCTATAAGCATTTTGAAATTATTTGGAATAAATAGTGTAGATGAACTAAGAACTCAAGTTACACAAGCAGAAACTCAAATAAGATTCTTAGAAGATATATTAGACCAAGCTAATAAAAAGACATTTACAAATCCTTTTGATAAATCAAATAAGGAAGATAAGGTTGATAATAGTGCAATTAAGCAACAAAACCAAGTAAACGAACAAGTGTTACAAGGTTTAATTGATGCTAAAAAAATAGAACTTAAAATATATGAAGATGATGCTTTTAAGAAATATGAAGTAGCAAAAAAATTAGCAGAATTAGAAAAGCAATTAGCAATAGAAAAAATTAAAAATGCTAAATATACTCCAGAACAAATTGCTGCATTAGAATTAGAGGTAAATAGAGAATTTTCAAATCAAATGCTTCTTTTAGACCAACAGATGCAAGAGCAGTTGCTTACGCAAGATGCTAAGACAAGAAAGGAAAAGAAGAGAAGACGTGAAGAAGAATTAAGAGAACAACAAAAATTTGGTGAAAGTCAAGTCGATTTGATTGATGCTCAATTAAAGGTTCAACTTAGATTAAATAGGGATAATGTTCTTGGACAACAAGAAGCTATAAAAGAATCAATGGCTAAGATTGGAGTCCTAATGGCTGCTTCATTTGGTACTGGAATGTTCCCAACTTATTTAAAATTCTTTGATGAACTAAATGCCAAGTTAGAGGGCATGGACCAAAAAGCACTTAGAGGTGCAGAGGCGATGAAGCAAGTTAATAGCATTATTTCTGATACTGCTACTAATGCACTTGTTCAGTTTGGAGAAAATTTAGGGAAGGCCTTTGCTGGTGAAAATGTTGATATATTTGGAGGTTTTTTAGATTTGTTAGCTGGTGGTTTACAAGCTATTGGTAGTGCATTAATTGCTTATGGTTTTGCTATGGATGCATTTAAAAAGGCTTTTAATGACCCGTACCTTGCTATTGCTGCGGGTGTTGCATTGGTTGCTGCTGGTTCATTTTTAAAATCTAAGATAAGTAAAGTAAGTAGCACTGGAGGAGGTGCATCAGCAGGTAATATTCCTGCCTTTGCAAATGGTGGTATTATATCTGGGCCAACAATGGGTCTTATGGGAGAATATCCAGGAGCTAAATCTAATCCAGAAGTTGTAGCACCTTTAGATAAATTGAAAGATATGTTAGGAGGAGGCGGAGGAGGAACTTTTGTATTAAGAGGACAAGACTTACTTTTGTCAGTAAATAGAGCACAAAAGGCATCAAATATCAAAGGACAAACAATTAGTTTAGCATAATGGCATACGGATTAAGATATAACTTACAACAAGCATTAAGAGACGGAAGTTCTCTTTTTGTTAATATATATAGAGATGGTCATACTGGTTCAGTTTATAACTATACTCCTACCGCTATAACTATTTCTCCTAATACAATTAGCGATGAGCCAGAACCAGGTATTATATCTTCGCAGTTAAATTTATCTTTTATACTATCATCTCAAGATGATTATGATAATTTCCCAGTATTACTTAGTTTTAACGACAGAGAATATTATGTTGAATTAACAAAGATTCCAGTAGGAGGTACAGAATCTGTTGTATGGAGAGGGTTTATGTTTAATGACTATGTAAATGTTCCATTTACTACTGGTAATTTAGAGGTTAATGTTACTTGTATAGATGCTTTATCATATATGAAGAATAGTTTTTATCCTTATACTGCATCATCAAACCAATTAGAAAAATTATATACTGTATTATCTCAAGGCTTAAATACAATAGGATTCCCTAATGTACCAAGTTTATACCAATGTTGTTCTTATTTTGGTTCTGCAATGTTTGATAGAAGCATTGCTGCTTCTAATGAGCCATTTGACCAAACTTATATTTATAAAAGGGATTTACAAAGGCAAAGTTATTATGATTTAATAGAACAAATAGTTAAATCTTTTGGTTGTAGGTTATTCCAGCAAAATGGAGATTGGTGGATTATGTCAGCTAATGAAATGGCAGCATCTACTATTTATTTTACAAAGTATAATTTAACTACTAATACATCTACTGGAGGCACACTTAGTAATGGAGTTACAATTTCTCCTTATAATGGTTCAAATATTCATTTTATTAACAACTCGCAAAATAAAATAACAAGAAAAGGTTATCCAATTATAAATGTTAATGCTCCAGTTAAGTTTACAAGCGATTATATAGCAAATGGTACATTTAAAATAAATAGTGGTGGTGTTGTAACTAATTGGACTCAAACAACAACTGTTTCAACAATTACAGTAGTATCTGTTCCATCTGAGCCTTATGATGTAGTTGAATTAATTAATAATGTATTTAGCGGAGGAGCAACTTTTTCTTATGTTACTGCTGGTACCTTACCATATTTTTATGCTCCAGGATTTACTTTAGCTTTTGACTTTTCAATCTCACGTCCTGGAGGGCCTCTAATTGAAGTATCTGTAGAAAATTCAAGTGGACAAAGATTCTATGCTGATGCAAATGGTGTTTGGGGTGCACCTGGAGTAGTTAGAAATTTTATTGTTGATTCTACTGCTGGTGATAATGTATGGCAAACTTATAGTTTTAATTATGAGTTAGGTGCTTTTAATATTTCTGGTACAAATTATAATGTAGAAGGATATTTTAGATTTAAATTTACTAATCTTGGTAGTGGATTTGTTTCAACTACAAAATTAAGAAATGTAAATGCAAGTCAATCTGCAACTGCATTGCCAAGTTCTTTAATAGCAACAAGATTTATAACTACAGCTAATTCATTAACTAAAGATTTTGAATCTTCTTTAGGTGTTTATAGGTCTGATATACAAAACTGTTATGGTGCCTTATTTTATGATAATGGAAGCCCTATTACATCATGGTATAGATTTTCTTATCCAGGTACAACATATCCTTCATTACCAATACTTGTAGCAAGAGAATTATCTAATTTGTTTAATAGAAACTATGCTACTTTAGAAGGTGAATTAGGTGAAACCATTATATCTAATAATATTATTTACCTAAATAATACATATACTATAACAGACTCTGCAAGTAATGCACTAACTTATAATGGTAAAAAGTTTATAGCTAATAGAAGTGATGTTAATTTATATATTAATCAAGAAAGTAATTTGCAATTATTAGAAATTACTAATACAGATAATACTTCTACAGAATCTATCAAATGGGAATTAAACGGATAAAATCAAAATTATGGCAATTTTAGGAACAGATGTTATTTTATATTACTTTAATGGCTCATCAAATGTTGCTTTTTCTTCGGCTACTAATTGTACGTTTCAAAGTAGTATGGAGTTAATGCCAGTATCATCTTCATCTTATGCTTGGGCTGTTGAATTTAAACCAGATTTAATATCTTGGACAGTTGATTGCGATGGATTAATAGCTATTGATGGTTTTGATTATGATGATTTTCTTAATATACAATACAATAGAACACAAATAACAATAAAGTTTACTGTTAATACTTCTCCTGCATATACCATAACTGGTTTAGCAAACATAATGAGTCTTTCATATAGTGGTGATGTAAATGGAGTAGCAAGTTATTCAGTATCATTTCAAGGATGTAAAAGATATACAATAGCATAAAAAATATAATATGGCAATTTTAGGAAGCAATTTAGCGTTATACTACAGAGCAGGGTCAAACAACTATGTTCCTTTTGCTGCTTCTACAAACTGTAATATGACTTCTAATACTGCTCAAATAGAGGTAACTAATTATAATACTGATTGGTTCAGAGATTATAAGATGGATATGTTAGACTGGAGTGTTACTACTGATGGTTTAATTACAATAGATACAGTAGATTATAAAGACCTTTTAGACTTTCAGCTAAACAGAACAAGAATAGTTGTAAGGTTTTCTGCTATTGGATTAAAACAAAATGTGTTTTTTGGAAGAGCATATATTACAGATATAACATTAAATGGGCCAGTAGAAGGTGTAGCGACTTATTCTGTAACTGTAACTGGAGCAGGGCCTTATAGATTTAGTGACCCTACTCTTTGTGAAAAATTTAAAATTACCTTAACTACTGCTGGAACTATAGAGTGGTTAGATTGTGATGGAGGTGGAATAAAAACATTTGGTACAACTGGCCCAGCAACATTCTATCAATGTGCTCAAGTTACTGGTGGATTAGAACAAATTAGCATAACAAGTGGAACTGGAACAATTACCCCAGAAGGATATTGTTCACAATAATCAAACTATGAAACATCTTAGAGACTATATACTTATCATTAGCTTTTTCTTCTTAGGCGTATTTGCCTATGAGTCATGTCATAAAACTGATAAATTAGAGGATATTGACCTATCCAAGTACCAAAAAGTCAAAGAGGTACATGATACTCTGTACACAAAAACGTACAGAAATAGGTACATAAAAGGGGATTCTATCGCTTTTGTGATTATAGCTACAGATACGACTACAATTCACGATACAGTACGCATACTAAATGATTATAATGCAGTTGTAGCTTACACTGATACCATTAAACAAGATTCTAATATCTTTGTGATTAATGATACCATCAGCCAAAATCGTATCAAGTCAAGGTCTTTTGAGTCCAAGATTACCGAAAAAACCATCTATGTTAAGGAGTTTTATGCAGAGAAAGCTAAATATAGGCTTTTTTACGGCATAAGAGGCGATTTTAGCCAATCTAATGGCTTAGAAGTACTAAGTCCTGGATTGATGTTAAGTGCCAAAAATAAGGCTCTAATAGGCCTTAATCTTAATATTAATAAAAATAACAATATGAGTTACTCTGGTAGCTTGTATTTTAAAATAGGTAAAAAGTAATATGGCTCCAAAGAAAGACGTTAACGTAAGTGCTAATCCTCTACCGATTAGCTTTTCCCAATTTAGTAAAGACCCAATTAAGGGCACTATGTTTTTAGTTATCATCGGTATAACTGTCCTTTATGTAGACATTAGAGGCAATTTTAACAATCAAATCAACTCTCAAGATGCAAGGATTACCAATCTTGAGTATAAAGATAGCTTGAAAACACAAGCGTTAATTGAGTGTAAGACAGCCCTAAGTTCAACGACTACTAAGTTAGAGACTCTTGATGCAATGGGTGCTATTAAATCATCTGTTAAATAATAGGCCATGAAATCAATTCTTTTAATTTTTGGGTTTCTAACGGTTACGGCTACAACGATTAATGTGACAGCTAAAAAAGAGGATACTAAAGTTGCAGAAGATAAGGAGTTTGAGCAGTTCATGAATGATTTTAACCAGACTTTGACTAAGAACAAAGCTGTTCAAGTTAAGGCAGATGAGGCCAAAGAAGCCATAGTAACGTCTACCGTTAGCAAGTTTGCTGAGATTAAACAAGAGGTAAATACACTAAAAACCGAACTAAATGAAGTTAAGCAGACTTTGGATAGTGTTAGTAATGATACTGCTATCAGTTTCAAATTACTCCCAATATCCCATCACAAAAAAGATTAAAGGTGATTCTGTAGTTATAATGACCATTGGTCAAGCAGATACCATTAATAAACTATATAAGTCCTATAACGATACAATAATCGCTTATAAGGACTCGTTAAAATCTAAAACAATAAAACATGATTCTATTTTCACTATCTACAGCTATAAAGTTAGTACGCTTGAAAATTACAAGTATCGCTACGAAGCTAATCTCGAAACATATCGTAATAGAGAAAAAGAACTTGACAAGATGGATAAATACCATGCTTGGCAAAAAGTAATCTTAATATTCTTAATCGTTTTTCAATTTAGTCAATTATAATATGAAACAGTTTTTCCAAGAAGATAACGGTAGATTTAGTATGAAGCGTTTATGTGGATTGCTATGTGTTATCGCATTATGTGTTACTATGTATCACAATCAATTTAGTGAAGTTCACACAGCTCCAAGTGCAATACTTGTAGAATCAGTAGCTTTGTTAGCATTCGGTTGTTTAGGTTTAACCTCAGTAGAGAAAATATTTAAGAAAGATGCCTAAGAACGAAAAGATAATATTAACACTTGGCTTCCTATTATGGTTGCTGGGATTAGCATATTTTGTAAAACAAATGATTTAAGATGAAAGTATCAGCCCACTTTGCATTGGCAGAGTTTACTCGTAGTGAGTCAGCAAAAAGACATGGAGTATCAAATGAACCAACTCCAGAGCACATTGAAAATATTAAGATACTTTGTGAAAAAGTATTAGAACCAATCAGATTAAAGTTTGGCCCTATTACCCTTAGTAGTGGTTATAGGTCAAATATGCTTAATCACTTTATAGGTGGGGCATTAAAATCTGACCATAGTTTTGGTCGTGCGGCAGATATAGACCAAGATGGTTCTGGAAGTACATACACAAACAATGATATATTTCACTATATCAAAGACAATCTTAAATTTAAGCAGTTAATAGCAGAATTTCCTAAAGATGGTAAATTAGGATGGGTTCATGTAGCTTATGATGCTGATAATCTAAAGCAAGAAATTTTAATTGCTAAAGATAAAACTGGCGGAAGAACTAACTATGTTACTTATAAGGGTAATGAGAAGTTAGTAAAATAGAGCAAAACCAAACCAACCAATATGGCATCGAAAAAAAATGTGCTTGTCATAGGAGACACGCACGAACCATTCTGTCATCCACTTTATAGGAACTTTTGCCTTGAAGTGTATAACAAGTTTCAATGCTCCGAAGTAGTACATATCGGAGATGAAGTAGACAATCACGCAATCTCTTATCACGAATCAAAACCAGACGGTCATGGAGCTGGATATGAAGCTGATTTAGCTCAAGCAGCTATGTATAAATGGTACAAGGCTTTCCCAAATGTTAAAGTCTGTATCGGTAACCACTCAGCCCTACACAAAAGAAAGGCTCAAACAAGCGGTTTACCAGAACGATTTATCAAATCATACGAACAAGCATGGGATGCTCCTAAAGGCTGGAAATGGGCCTTAGAATGGGAAATAGACGGTGTTCTATATACTCATGGCACTGGAAGTTCTGGACAAGCTGGTGCAATCAATAGAGCAAGGGATGCTCGACAATCAACTGTTATAGGTCATATCCATAGTTTTGGTGGGGTTTTATACTCATCATCTGATAAGGACATGATATTCGGCATGAACGTAGGCTGTGGTATCGATATTGATGCCTATGCTATGGAGTATTCACGACCTTTCCCCAAAAGACCAACATTGGGTTGCGGAGTGGTTTTAGATGGCGGAAGAGTTGCTATATTTGTACCGATGCCTTTAGGTAGTAAAATAATAAGATTACCTAAAAAGTAACCAGCTAACGGATAGAATCCAATAGCCGACACGATAAGTGTTTCACAAGTGTATATTATATTGATAATCAATATGGTATGCACTTTTTATTTCCGTTAGAATTAAATCGTAAATTTGTATGAACAGAGAAGTAGACGTAAAGATTGACCAATTAATGAAGGAAAAGAATTATTTGGAAGCTAAACTTGAGTTGATTGTAAGAGAATTGCGGCTCACTGTTTTAAAAAATAGTATCACAAATGTTAATGCACATCATACAACTGACAGAAGATGAAGATGAAAGCTATGAGTTCCAAGATAATTCAGAGGAATCAGATGCTTATATCAACATTTATGAAGTAGTTAGCGTTACTGCTGATGAAGAGAATGATGAAAGGTGCTTTGTGTATATGACAAATGAAGATTACTTCTATGTGAACGAATCAATGAATAGTTTTATTATGAGGTACCAAGCTATGCTTTATGGTACTGTTTTAACAAAATTTTATGATAGTTCTAATAAACAGAATTAAGATGCTCTCTCATAGGTGTTTGGTTGGTTTTGGTGAAGGCTCCAGGTAAAATCTGGGGCTTTTTTTATAATAAAGAACCCCCCATAAGAATATGGAGGGCCACCTATTTATCTACAAAACACAACACTTTACTTTTTTTGGTACTCTTTAACTGCAAATGTAACTAATGCAAGAATA